CTTTTATTTCCATAAGAAATGTGCGATTACGAAACCCAACAAGTAAATCAACAGGTAAACCGATAACCCAAACAAAAGCCCCCGAAGCTCGAAGAGCACTGACAACAGCTTCTTGGTTAGCATCGACACGGGCAGCCCTTCTCATACGCCTAGCTTTGCTAATGCAGCTTGGAGGCCAGCCAAGCCACCTACACGCTGGTCATCAATAAAAATCTGTGGCATTTGCCGGGCATCGGGAAACTCTTTAAGAAGGTTTTGCCAGCGGTTTCCAAGCTCTACATCAATCTCAAGGTAATCCAAACCTTTTGACTTGAGCAATTGTTTGGCAGCATCGCAATTAGGGCAATTGCTTTTGGTGTAGATGTTGATGTTCATGCTTCCCTCGCTTTCAGCATGGCGTCGGCAACGGTATAGGCCGTGCGTTCTGCATATGTTGGCCATCCTCCCGTTGGCGCTGGCCCGCCAGCAATAATTAACGCTTGCATAGCCTTAGCCGCAAAGTAGTCACGCAATGACATACCAAGATAAACATGGTCGCTATATGTTGGAAAAGCTGCACCACCTACATTTTCTTTACTCATTCCAATCTCCCTTCGCGCATATCGCGCATGTATTGTCTTATCCTCATCGGAGCGCCCGGTCCATACAGGCGTTCCGTCCTTTCTATTGCTTGATTAACCCAAGTCTTGTCTTTATTCCATTGCCATGTGCGAAACAGCATGCGAGCTTCGCCCATTTCCAGTACTCTTCTGTCTGGCAGTACATCGTTTGATTTACGATATTTCTTCGGTAACATTTAAAACCCACATCTTTTTGTCTTTCACAATTTTCTCATTTGTGGACAGATGTGCCAATACGCTGTGAACCTGTCGCCAAGTCCAGCCGGTAATTTCAAGCATTTCTTGACGGGTTAAACCACCGTGTTCTAACAGTTTCATCATTGCGTAAGTTCTTGTCATTGTTTTCTTTCATTTGTTTGCGAATAGGACAATTGCGCCCTTGAATGCAATCGTATGTGCAGCAATCCATGCCACTAGATTTGTTTGCCATGTCACGCAGGATTTGTTTGCCAAGATTGCTGCGCTTTTCAACTTCATTAAAAGCTTCTTCTTCTTCAGGTGTCCAATCAGTCATAGTGGTGCATCCTCAAAGTTGTCAGGGTTGAACTTAGGCTTTCGCTTGTCATTGTGCTTTGGATTTGGAAAAGGTGGAAAAGGCCAGTTCATACTTTTGCCTTTCTCAGTTCTGCCATCTTAGCCAATGTCTCCAAAGATGGGGGGGCTGCTTTCTTGGCATCAGCTTTAATTTTCTCCAAAGCTGGGTCAGGTGTGTTTGTCATGGGAACTGTAGTTCTGACAATATCGGCAGGGTTAGCCTTTACAGCTTTCTGATTCCGCACCCAATTTCTCCATGTGGCTTGCCAATCAAGTTTCACGCCATCCTTACCCGGCTTGGCACACCAAAAGTCTTTGAACTGTTCAGCAACCTGTTTGGCATTAAGGTCTGGCCTTTCCTTGTCTGCCCATGCTTTCCAATCTTCTGGAAGAACCCAATCATTGGCGAGGCGTGAGCCGCGCTGTGGCTTGAATACTGTGTCTTGTGTATTGTGTCTTGTGTCTTGTGTAGCATTGCCTTCGGATTGCGTTCGCATTGCGTTCGCATTCTTCCCCCATCTAGCCTTGGCAGAAGCACTAGCCTTCTCCGATTTCTCGCCAATTTTGTGCATTTCCTCGATAGCACGGGCATTTATCCATCCATCCGCAATGCGTTCGAAATACTCTTGCAATACGGATGCAATGCAATCGCTATGCGAACGCATACGAATCTGTCTTGCTATTTCATCAACATCAAGTGGTAATGGCTTTTCATGGAGATAGCACCAATCAAGCATTCTGCGGAATGCAAGGTCTTCCATTTCGGAAAGGTGCGAAGTGTGACTTTGGTAGTCACCAATATTGAACTGGTAATAATGCATAACACGCCCCAAACATACCCCCTAAAGAAACGCACGGCAGGAGGGGGGTGTTCTCTTTTCGAAACGGGGATCAATCCATTTCTAGCCGGGTTTCAAAAATTATACTTTACTTGGCGACCTACGATAGTCCTGTTGCTTTGCCGCAACATGTCCCAAATGGAAGTAGTTGCAATGTGGGCATTTGTAGATTGACAAGCCGTTTTCCCTGCGCCTACTGCTAATCATTTCAGCAGCAGAATGCGTAGGATATTTAAATTTTCCCAGACATTGGGAATCTTTATCAGTGGTGTAGGTCATGCTTTCCCGTAAACATTTATTTGTGCAAGCTTGTGAAGTTTCTCATTGTTTCGCATTTCAAGCATCTTCAAAGTTGACATCATATTTGCTTTTTCCTGTTTTGTAAAAATGCTTGATGGCAGCGTGATGTCCCACGGATCATATGCTTTCTTTTCTACAACATTTAATTTTGGTTCACTGAGTTTGTAGAAAGGTACATCTTTTGTTTCTTTGCCAAAGTTTCTTTTTTCTTTGTGTGATAACTCAATCAAACCTTCTGCTTCTAATTCATCGCGTATCTTTTTTACATCTACATCTTTGTAATGCCATCTGATTGCATCGCGCAATTTACGATGTGATTGTGGTCCAGCTTGTAGTCTTGCAAGATACATTTGCTTTGCGTAGTAGTGCGACAATTAAGACTCCTTATTGATGAGGGTGCAAAAGATAACACAGTTGCAAAATTTCAACACTGCGTAAAAATAATTATTTACACCGTTTAAAAATTTGATACAGTGTGTGTTCCTTAACTACTGGAGATGTCCTTATGCACACACAAGAACTCAGGCGTAAAGCGCGTAAGCTTTACAACAACGGAATGGTTTCAGAGGCTGTCAATCAGCACAACCAACGCAAATGGGTTCGAGCAATGTTAAAGCTTGGCGAGAACTGGTTACTGGCAAAACAAGTTAAACGGATTGCCTGATGCCACAGTTCATTGGCTTTGTATGCTTTGCCGCATGGCTTACACACATATTCACATGCTTCGCTGAAGGTCTATGGGGCTTTCTGATTGCCGGAGCATTGCTATTCCCTATTGGGATACTTCACGGTTTTTATATTTGGTTTAGATGAGGCGTTCAGCAAGCCTTTTAATTGCTGTTTTTTAACTGGAGAATGAAATGGGATTTATTGCAAAAGACAATGGCGGGGAAGGCAACTTCAAAAAAGTTCCACCCGGTGTTTATGTGGCTCGATGCTACTCACTGATTGACATGGGTACGCAAGTATCTGATGGTCAATACGGCTCAAAAGAGCAACACAAAATTCGTATCGGATTTGAAATCTTTGGCGAAGATGATGCTGGGCAACCACTAACCATCGACATGGATGGCAAGCAAATGCCTTTGACTATCAGCAAGACATACACACTGTCATTACATGAGAAAGCTGGCCTCCGCAAAGACTTAGCTGCATGGCGCGGTCGTGACTTTACTGATGAAGAAGCTAAAGCTTTTGATGTGTCTAAGTTGGTCAATGCTTACTGCATGGTCAATGTCACAACCAGTGAAAATAATGGTAAGTCATATACCAACATTGCTGGCCTGACTCCATTGCCACAAGCATTAAAGAACGCCAAGCCAGCACCTGTGCATGAGCCTGTGATGTTTGATTTGGACCAGCCTGATTGGGAGGTCTTCCAGCAATTCCATGAGAAGCTCCAAGAGTACATTAAGAAGTCTCCAGAGTTTGCTATGGCTGCTGGCAACGCGCCTATGGAAGACGCGCCCTTCTGATGACAAGCCTCTACCAACTCTCACACGATTTTCGTAATCAACTTGACGAACTCTTTGATGAGAATGGGGAGGCAACTCCCGCCTTTGAAGAGTTTCGTGTACAGCTTGGCAGCAAAATCAACCAAGTCGCAGCTTATGTGCTTAATGTCGAATCTGACGCTGACCAATGTAAAGAGGTCATTGACAGGATTGCAGCCCGTAAAAAGGCGTATGAGCGCAAAGCTGAGAAACTTAGGGCTTACCTTGCCGACAACATGAAAGTGGCTGGAATCCCCGAAATTAAGGCTGTAGACGGCTCTTTTGTGGTCAAGCTTTATCCAGAGCGTGATGAATCAGTTGAAATTGATGAAGGTGCAGTATTTCCACCTGAGTTATGCAGTGACCCAAAACCTTTGCCACCAAGCAAAACCAAAATCAAAGTAGCCATCCTAGCCGGTGAACCTATTGCCGGAGCTAGGATTGTCCGAAAAGACAGGTTAGTTATAAAATAAGATATTGGGGGAAAGCGGATGCTGTGGCAAAGTTTTTCAAGCTTGCGGATGAACACAGTGCAGCGAGTACCCCACCTTTAAGGAACGATATGTCCTACGCTGATGTAGAAATGAAAATTATCCAATGGGCAGAAGCCAGACGGATTATTCCAAATAGCACCCCAGAGACTCAATTGCTCAAGGCCATGTCTGAGCTTGGCGAATTAGCCGATGCCACCATCAAAAAGGACCGCGAAGATATCGTGGATGCTGTTGGCGACACAATGGTTTGTCTAATCAATTATTGCGCCCTACAGGACATCAATTTGGTGGACTGCATGCAAGTGGCCTATGACACCATAAAAAACCGCACCGGTACATTGCTGCCCAATGGCGTGTTTGTCAAAGATTAAGCGTACAAGCGAGTACCCTGTTTATCAATAATCAGCACTTGTCTTCTAGGTGCTGTTTCTGGTGTGTTTGGAATACTTAGGTGGGTCCAGCGGTCAAACTCTCTTATAAGTTGATCGTAGGGTAAACCCGATGCGATAATTGTTTTAACCACTTCATCAGGGGTTAATTGAGGTACTCGGATGTCCACAGCACAACCAATACGATGCTGGCTAGTATCTTTAGAACCAACAGCATCATTGACTTGCTTGCTTCGAAAAGCAGAGTTAACCATAACTGGTCTTCCACCCAAGGCAGTTTTGACTTCCTCAAGGAAGGCTGCAAGTCGCTTAAGATTTTCCAATTCTTGCTCATTTGGAGTGTTATCCAATGTTCGGTGATCGGTATGAGTTAGTTCTTCAAGCGTAAAGTGTTCAGTCAAGTTCATTTTTTCACCTTATCAGCAATTTTTTCCATTGTGCGTCCACCGAAGTAAAACGACATTACCAGCATTCCCCATTGACCTAACAACTCTACATAAGCACCACGGGTTTCGTATTCAAAGATCGATGCAATAGCGAACCCAGAATAGGCCACCAAAAGGAATATAAGGGTCATAGGGCGAATATTCTTAGACATCCAAGAGTCAGATGCCATGTCGGCCTGAACGCGCTGTGTAAGGTTGTTTTGCTCAACCTCATATAGTTTGGTTTCATTAGCCATCTTAGCCAGTTCGCCATCTTGCGCCATCTTTTGCAACTCAAGCTGCGCTTTAGCTTTGGCTTCTGGATCGGGAATTAACTTGTCAATTAATTTGCCGCCAACATTTAACAGTGCATCAAGTCCAATCATTTTTTATCCTCATCGTTTTGCATCAGTTTGATGCCTGATAGAAAACCAATCATGCCGCCAATCAATGTGCTGAAAGCGGGTGAAATCATCTTAAAGATTTCTG